ATGCGCTCTGATCTTTCCACGCGCTACAATCGTTATATGTGCGTCGCGTTCAGTATGCGTGTGCATCGGTAATACATCACCGGCTTTCTCGAACGTATAGACAATCCCAGAAAGCCTACCAGCAATAATCGAATTACTCAGCAATGACATTAGGTTGACCGCCTATAACTCTTGCTCTTGCCGCCGCCATTTCTGCGGCTACTCGTTCTTTTTCTGCTTGCCAAACTGTTATAGCTTGTTGATAAGGCGTAAAGTCTGTTATTTCTTGGTTTGACACCATATCTCCAGTTACAAGGTCTTTATACTCGACTACGCCGCGTGTGTCGTACCATTGAACAGCATGAATAGCCGGGTCCATAAAAGACAGATTAAGACCACCATACCCTTCCCCGTCTACAGCTACAGACGCATCATCAGTAAGAATAATAGTTACTCTCATTTTTTAGCTCCTATAAGAACTTGTTGAGCAGGGGTAACACCTGCGGCAGCAAGCAGCACTTGTTGCCCTACCTCGTTAGCTTTCACCATTTCATTTCTAAACGACTCGACAGCCGCACCCGTTTGTCGTTGTTGCTGGCTGTTCTCTAGCATAAGAATTGGAAGCCACGAAATAGCGCAACCCCAATGGTCAATTTCTTCACCTGAGTTTGGGTTATTGCCGCGAATTTGAATAAACCAAGAACAGTCAAGCTCTTTGCATGGGGCAAAGCTATTTAACGGGCAATTATTTTTAGGTTCTAGTTTCATAATTAATCTTTGCTCGCAATGATGAGGTCTACGTACTGCACAGCAAGGTTGATTGCGTTGCCAGAGAAAGATGCACTTGTAACACTCGGCGCACCGGAAATAGTTGGTGATCCTGTTAATGAGTGGTTGTGTGCGGTACCCGAAAAAGTAGGTGCCGTGAACCCGTGGTTGTGTGCCCCGCCACCACCTGTAGCACCGGTGCTAAGTCCGGTAGGCTGTCCGGAAGTAGTGCTTACTGCGCCAACATTTTGGTTTTCACAAGTAAAAGTGGGGATTGGATGCGTATGGCTTGGAATTTGAGATGTAGCCAGTGTTGTATTACCCACCGAGCCGCCAGACAACGTACCAGTAGCGGTTGCGTTTGCAACAGCCAAGGTACCAATACCGACACCTAACGTACCAGCACTAACAGATACCGAAACAGTACCTGCTGGCGTCTGGCTTGCAAATGCTGTAGTGAAACCTACTGAACCGCCAGAACTGGCTGAGCCGCTAACAACACGAAGCGCCTTGTTATCGTGTGTTGTTTGTTTTGTCCATCCAGTTGGGGCCGAGGTCTGCTGGAACAACATAAGCGTACCTGAGCCGAACGGCTGTACATTAATAGTCTGAAACGACGGTAGTGCGCCAGCACCGTTTGATGTTAGTACTTGCCCCGACGAACCAACCCCTGCAACAGATTGAAAAGCCCCAGTTGATGTAGTCCCGCCACAAAGCAGTGCGTATGCAGTAGCTGAAGAAATTCCAGTGCCACCATCAGCAACCGCTAAGTCTGTCGCCAAAGTTAAGCTGGACAAATGATCAACAGCAAACACTACATTGGTCGCGTCCGAAAACACCAGCGTTTCTCTGCCTGCCGGAATGGCTACCCCTGTACCTGCTGCCGTTGTATTACCAATAACGGTGGAACAAAAAATCGTCGCCTGATACGCACTTGAGTTACGGATAATGTAAACCTTCTCCGCCGGAGGTATGTAGACGTTGAAGTTTGCGCTGGTCGTGGTCGTTAGGTTAACCACCATGTTGCGAGACTGATCAGCAGAACCGTTGTTTGCCGTTAGTGCTTGGTCGGCTGATGTGATACTGACTGATACGTAACCAGCGACAGCATCTTCAATCAGCGTACCAAGGTTGGTGTTGGTGGTAGTACCCCACGTACCGGCCTGCTCACCGGTAGCGATTAGCTCAATCCGAAGATTGGGAGAGTATGTAGAAGGCATGATATTTCCTTACGACATCAAATGGTGTCAATCAAAGTCCAACTCGGTGTTTGATCATCTTCTATTACTTCCCACAACAATCTGCGAGAAGGTATATCTGTTGCAGTTACGGTTTCAAGAAGCGATGCAACAAACCGCGCCCCTGCACTAGTTGCGTCAACCGCCGCTGCCGTTTCACTGCAAGTCGAATTAAATTCCGCCAAAGAGCTTACAGAGTCAGCGCCGCTTACCACCTCGTTTATAAACACCCCAAAGGCAACTAAAGCACTACTGCTATCTTGGCCGGAAGCTGTCTCATCAACGGCAGCGCCAAACACGGGGGTACCCGCTACTACGTCAGAACCTGATGATGTCTCATCAACATCTCTAGAGTATACAAAACCCGCTTCAACTACGTCATTAATAGAGGCAGTTTCAGTAATGTTTGCGGTTAAATTGCCCTGAGCTACTACAGTATCTCCCGCAACTACGGTTTCATTTATAGCTACTGCATACTCAAGCAGTGCGCTTGTTGTTTCAGCCCCCGATGCGCTTTCGCTGATAGATCGGAAATAAAGAACAGTCGCACCTGTAATTTCGCCAGAAATAGCCGCAGTTTCAGAAACCGAACTATTAAACACAATGCTACTACTGATACTGTCTTGTGCAGTTGCCGTTTCAGAAACCGCAATATTAAGCACGGCTGCTGAGACCATTTGTTCAGAGCCAGTACACGTTTCACTTACAACAGCACCAAAAGTTGCCTGCGCCGAAGCCGATTCACTTGCTGTGCAGGACTCTGATATATCCCGCAAAAATACAAACGCTGAATTTACGCTGTCGGAACCTGTGGCCGTTTCGGAAACTACTGTACCAAATTCAACAGTAGCCGCTGTGGCGTCACTAACTGATGCAGTCTCTGATATTGCCGTAGTAAACGATGCCGCCCCAACAGCGGAGTCTGACACAGACGTGGTCTCAGACACGGCGTTGTCGTAAACCGACATGCCCCATCCGGACTCGCCCCATGTGCCAGAACTCCAACCAGCCATAAATTACCCCGCAGTTAGTTCGGTTTCTACGAACCAGCGTTGTTGCATTACGCCATTTATATCTTGCCAATTAATCAGATACGAAACGTTACCGTCTTCATCCATACGCATTGCAGCAACAGGACCTTCTGGAACAACTGCGTTAACGCGTACAACGTCACCTTTTTTGAACATAGCCATGAGAATCTCCTTATGCTGCGTCAAGATTGAATGTATACGTGACGTTCAGAACGTCACCATTAACTACAGAGCGATCACCCGGCGATTGAAAATCTGAAGCGGAGAACAAAATACCCGATGTGCCTGTATCCACATTAGTAAGGAACGCGCCACCGATTGTGGTTGTACCGTTCATTGTGAACTGCGCGGGTGAGGCACTGTTGCTAATTACCGATGGGTCAGCAGTTGTAGCAGCGCCGAATGTCGCGGTCTTACGATTACCCGCGTAAGCGGTATCTTCAGTCCAACCTGCGTGGGACGCCAAAGTATCTCCAGCAGCAAACGTCGTGCCTGATGCAGGGCCTTGAACAAGCCCAATGTACCAAGCAGCGGTGTAAGTAGAGCCGCTGAAGTACTTATCGTTCATGTCTTTCAGACCTTGGTTAACCACAAGATTATGGTTACGCTCTTCCCATTTAAGATTGCCATCTTTATCGTGGCAAGTAACGGTGAAAACACCACCAGCAAGCATTTGCTCCATGCTAGTAATTTTCTTTTCGACAGCAGCAGCCACGGTATCGACTGTCTTGGATATTTCAATATTCATGATTACTACTCCTTATGGAAAACGAATTAAAGCCGTCGTAGCCGTATTTGCTGGCATTGTGACGGTGTTGTTGGCTGAAGTAAACGTCTTATCTGAACCAAAATCCAGCACGGCTACGGTTTTGTTGCTACGAGTTACGTTATAGATCAAAGCCCCACGAGCCACAAAGTTTGCACCGGGCCACGACACGTTGTTAAAGTCTACGTACACCGTACCGGCATCAGGGCCTGTGGTTTGTGTACTGATTGTTGCACCCGTTACTGCCACACCCCCTGCCGCGTAGCCTGTACCGGTCACTTCATTAGATGTGGTGTACACCGTTGTCTCTGGGCCAATATCAGAAAACGCCGTATACAACGCCATCTTCAACGTGTCGGTCGCCAAGTTCTGCCCCGCTTGGAGCATCTCTTGTTTAAAGCTATTTGTCAGACCTTGCTGGATCATGGGTTGACCTTAATCTTTGCCTGACCGTCGCGATACGCATCACCACGCTCCAGACCTGTACCCAGACGGTTGAGCTGTCCAAGCGCCTCGTCGTACTTGGCTTTATAAACAGCCATCATGTCTGTTTCGCCTTTCAAGAAGATATAGGCTTCAAGCATCGTACCGTACAGCAGTACCGGCGAGTAGCTATCACCCAACCATGTGCGTCCGTCACCGGCTACCGTAATTGACTCAGGGTAGTAGTAATAGTGCAACTCGACGTTATAAATAGCATCAGGGGTCGGGGCAAGAATAAAACTCAACTCATCCGTAATGGTGCTTGAAACAACGGTTGGGCCAAACAGTGCGTAGTACTTAGGAATGCCCGAGGTGCTTGGGTTTGGGTATGACGCCCGCAAGAAGTTGACATCCTTGTTCAGTAGGTACTCGTAGTTGCCGCTACCGTCAATCACCGCCATCGAGAAGACCGATAAGAAATCAGACGGGCACGATAAGTACTGATTACCGCCGGTCGTTACGCCCGTGACGTTTTTGCGGAGTGCAGGAATCTGCACCGTGTTATAGATGCGCTCTTCGGCCTGCTGGATAAACAGGTTAATCTGATCTGTACCATCAGACGAAACAACACCCGTCCCTGCTACGTTCGTCCACGTGTTTGTGGGGAAGTCGTTCTGCAGGTAGTCCTTGACCGCAATGAACAGCTCGTTATAAGTCACGGTTCACCTCAACCCATCGGGCCTCGTGCCATTGTGCCTTTGGTAGCCGCGCCGGTACCACGAATCTTGATGCCGGTCGTCTTGGGTTCCTTAAAGTTACCCTTGCTGATACCCACCGCAATATTCATCTCGTTCATGTATTCAGCACCAGACTTTTTCGGCACCTGCGCTTTAACTTCTTTACCGGCCATAGTGTGTGGCTCCGCATAAACAGCAGCTTGGCCTACTTCTTTGCCGTTTTGCTTTTGTGAAAATTTAGCCATTATCGACCTCTGCTAGACGATTTCTGATTAGCAACTTTAGCCAAACCACGTCCAAGCTGTTTCATTTGAAGGTTGGTTTTGCCGCCTTTAGCCATCTTGTGCATACGCTGCTCATGGCCTTTGACCGCCTTTTTGGCGACCTTTTCCATCATTGGCTTGTCTTTTTTAATGTCTGAGTGTTTCATGTCAACTCCTACGAGATAGTTACATTGCCTATTACACCAACAGAAGTCAAAGCATTTGGCGTTAACCCTGCGTCGTTTGCTCTTGATCCGCCTACTGGTGCCCAACCCCACTGGATGACTCGGCTACCTTCTGCCGGTACACCATCCGAGTCTACTGCGATGCCGGGTGTTGCTGTCAACTGTAGTCCTGTGGCTCCTGACTGGTAGTAGCTCAAGTCCTTACGTGGATCACGCAGCGCCTGCGGATCATCCACCGGATACATGCCTAACTGCAACTGCGGCTGATCCGGGTCCCAACATGATGGGCACACCAGCAAGTTATAGACCTTAGTCTTGACTACCTGCTTCTTCAACTCCTTGAGCTTATACCTCTGCCCGCAGCGGTCACATTCCGCAATCGCATGTTTACCAGAGGCAAACCTATTTCCCATCAGACACCACCAGTAATGTACTGCTGACGCGGCACCAGACGATCTGCGGCCTTCTCACGATCTTCGCTTGCTGCCAACTCCCACGCCTCGTCATACTGCGCCTTCAAAACAGGTAGTCTGTCCATCGCGCCCGGCACTTTTAGCGCCAGATAATATGATAGCCCTGCCACCAAACACGGCACAAATCTGAACGGCACATCCATCGTCTTGGTGCCACCACTACCCGCATCCTGTACGCGACGCAACCGCCAGTAAACGAACTGGTACGTGGTTGCCGAATCTGGGGTCGGCCATACCGTGACGCTGTTCTTCTGCACCAGATCAATTGCTGCACCCGTCAGATGGCTCGCTGCGGTTGTGCTGTTTTGTCCACGCACGCAGTTCAGCAAGTACGCTGGGTTGCCATTCGCCGCAGGCTGCGTTTGGTTGTAGCCAATCAATTCGGTACCAATCCGCACGAACCCTGCAAACGGTACACCTTCCAACGACGTGATCGGGATCGATGTTGCCAAGGCATTAATAGTGCTCTGGACAGTACCTAACAACCGCGAATCGCCGCCCGTCATACGCTGAATCCATACCTGAATTGGTCGGCCTTGAATCAGCTTGTTTGGGATCGTGGCGTATGTGGATACGCTTATTCGGGTGATTGTGAGATCAGCTTGGTTACTGGGCTGATTGGCGTTCGTTCTGATGACGTGATCAAGTAAGTCTACGGTGTCATCCGGCAGCGCGTAGGTTGGTTGCCCTTGTACAAGCGGAATGGACAGTTGCTCAAATGTCCACATGTTCAGACCACGGTTCGCCCAATCAGCAAACAACAGGTTCAAGGAGCGCCGTGCCGTGCGCAAGTCATAGCCCGTACGCAGTTCGCCACCGGCGCGTTCAAACGCTTCCTCAACGATGTCGTTCAGGTCAAGGTTAAAACTGGATGTGCCG